CCTAAAATTGTTTTATTAAAATAAGCATAGTTGAAAACGCTTACTGTTGTGCCACGTTCATTTAAACAATTATCCCAAAATGCTATTTTTACCATATTGTTTAGTATTCATTGATATTATTTAATATTATAACAAACTTTTATTGCAATATAAAAATCAACGGTCTAGAGAAGATTTGAATAATCCATTAGACGTTCCTTGTATTGTTAGTGTTGGTTCACTCCAATAAATGTTAAAGTTATTATTATAGTTTAAATGGTTAAGTAAATGATCTAATGGCATTGTAACAATATAATTTGGTGAGTTAACTTTCTCTAATATTTTTTTACAACACTTCTTTGAAACAATATATGAGTCTGCACATCTAGACGACCCGTTAATTCCGCCAATATTTTTGTTTATTAGTTCAACGCTTTTTTTATAAACAGTTTTGTTTGGTTCCAATCTATAACTAGGTATATGGACTCCGTGCCCTTCGCCAAAAAATAACATATCCCAATCTGACGGCAAATCATTTATATGTTTTTCAATTTTAGATTTAAAATTGTCAGTTAGTATTACATCATCTTCAAATATTATAGCATAATCATAGTTTTCTGAAATAATCTTATAACATTCAAAATGATGCAACGACAATGATATTTCAGAATCTTTAAGATTTTTGAATTTAGATTTATCTTTATCAGTTAATTTGTCTTTTCCATAATTTGATACAAAATCACACGTTAAATCATATTTTTTTAACTGTTGTAAAATGTGTTCTTTTCTTTCAATAAGTTTGTCATAATGGACTATTAGTATTTTCATCTATTGTATAATATATTATATTATTATTTATATAAATGAATTGTTGCATATGCGGGCCTGTTAAAAATTGCGGACCATATTTAGATAAAATTTTTGAAAATATAGAAAAAATTGGAACCATTTTTGACAACTATGCATTAATTGTTTATTATGATAAATCAGACGACGACTCTTTGGAAAAATTAAAAAAATACAAAGAAAACAACCCTAAACTTGAATTATTTGTTAACCTATCACAAATGCTTCCTTATAGAACGCATAATATAGCAAAAGCTAGAAATCATATGTTAAATAGAATTAAAAATAACTACAGTCATTTTCAATATTTCATTATGATGGATTTTGACGATAGATGTGCACTTGACATTAATCTTGATGTTATTAAAACAACCTTGAATAGAAATGACTGGGATGCCGTTTCATTTGATCATCCCACGCATGGATATTATGATTTCTGGGCACTATCCATAAGACCTTACATTTTAAGCTGTCATCATTTTCATAATAAACTTTTAGGATTAAATAAAATTATTAATCTTATTAATAATTGTCAAAAAGATAGTTTGATACCTTGTTGGTCAGCTTTTAACGGATTTTCTATATATAAAACTGACAAATTTATAAATTGTTATTATGATGGCCGGTTTAGACTTGACTATATTCCAAAACAGTTGATAATTGAAAATATTAAATACGCTGGCTCAATAGATAACAGCGTTCAACAAAACGAAGACTGTGAACACAGGCATTTTCATTTTCAGGCAATATTAAATTACAATGCTAGAATAAGAATTAGTCCTCTTCAAGTTTTTAATTTATAAAAAATAATATATTATAAATTATGAAGTCTTGTATTTGTGGAGCTGTTAGAAACGTTGAACAATATTTAGATAAAGTTTTTTCTAATATGGAAAAAATTGGCTCTTTATTTGACGATTATGTTATTATTTTATATTATGATAATTCTAGCGACAATACTTTACAAAAATTAAAAGATTATCATGCTATTAACCCAAAACTAAAATTCTATGTCAATAAAACCATGGTAAGCAAGTTTAGAACTCAACGTATAGCAAATGCTAGAAATGGTTGCTTGCAAATGATTCGTGCTAACTATAGCGATTATGAAATGTTTATTATGATGGACTGTGATGATATTTGTAGTCCAGATGTTAATTTAGACGTTCTTAAAAAATATTTATATAAAAACTCGTGGGATTCTTTATCATTCAACCGCTCAGAGTATTACGATATTTGGGCTTTATCTATAAAACCTTATATGTTAAGTTTTCGTCACCATAAAAATGAAAATGCTGTTCTTAATAATATGAAAGCATACATTACTGATTTGTTATCAAAAGTTCCCGAAAATGGGTTATTAAAATGTGCTTCGGCATTTAATGGGTTTGCTATTTATAGAACAAATAAGTTTTTGAATTGTAACTATGATGGAAGAGTAAGACTTGACCTTATACCAAAAAATTATATATACAACAACGTTCTTGTAAATGGGCAAAAAATAGAATTTAAAGAATACGGCGGAATAGAGCAATCTTTTAATGAAGACTGTGAACATCGCGCATTTCATTTGGAAGCTATTCACAAAAATGGGGCTCGCCTTCGTATTTCCCCTGAAATCTTATTCAATTAATTAATTCTAAAAATAATATTAAACACTTGTATACTATTATTACATATTATGAAAAGAACTTCTCTCTTGTTATTATCTACAACTAGTGTTTACAAAGGCTGTCGCGTATTATTTCCTGAAGCTATTAAGAATTTTCATACTCCCAAGTGCATTACGTGCAAACATTTTATTCCAGATTCATTTGGCTCTCCGACGTTTTCTAAATGTAGTAAATTTGGAAAAGCTAACCTAGTTTCAGGTGAAATATCTTATGACTTTGCGGATTCTTGTAGAGACTCTGAATCTAAATGTGGGACAAATGGAACCCACTATATATTTGATGAATTCCACAAAGCAAAAAATGACATGAGAAAAATTAAACCTATATTAACGAATGGACTACTCCTCTCGCCAGTTTTTCTTGTTATATTTGCAGCAATATACAATAGTTATCATTAATAATTTTACACTATTTAACTAGACGAGGAATACTTCTTCAAAATGACTGCGGGAACCAACTCGTCTTTTAGTTTTTCTATTTTCTTAAAACATTTATTAATTGTGACTTCGCTAATCTCACTCACATTCTTTACATCTTTCTTGCTAACGTTTAGTTTGCAAGTTTGAGCGATGAAATACACAACCCCCGCGGCAATAGAATGCGGCGTGTTTTCCGGCATTAATCCAAGTTTCTCAATCTTCATTGAGATAAACTGGCTTACTCTTGTTAACTCGGAGTTAATGTTCAGCTTAGAGCAATAACGTTCAATAAACGCCTCTGGTTTTGTCCTGCAAAACGACGTCTTCTCGTTGTTTTCCATATCCTTCTCTAGATTGTTAATGATCAACTGTGCATTCTTACACCCCTTTGTAGCGCTTGTAACGTCTAAATGAAAGATTGTTGCAATCTCCTTTGCAGTTCTAGGGTAGTTGTTAATCCTGCATGAAATATAAATAGACGCCGCTAAAATTCCGTCGCGATTGTCCCCCCTAAAAGTTAGCTCATACTCTGAAATCTTCTTGTGATATCTGATAGCGTCATCAATTATCATCTTTGGCACGCCAGCATTTTGTGACATAATAGTAATCCTTTGAAACTCGTCATATTGCGATTTCTCCTTGTAAGGCATTGACTGCCACTCAGTATAACGTCTTATTTTTCGCATCTCATATGACGTAGAACCACAGCACAAAACTTTGCAACCAAAAGAAGACTCTTGTAGCAACGGATTAATTGGCATGCCACATCTCGTGGGGTCATTTCCATGGTTATCGTCTGCACCGTAGTATCTCCATTCAGCAGATTGATCAACCATATCCTTGTAAATGATTCCACATTTTGTATTTGTGCATGTTAAAAACCCTTCATCCGAGAATGCTAAATTAAAGTCGCATCGTTCACATTTTTCACGATCCCCGCACGCTCTATATATGCATTCCAAAGGAGACGCAGGTTTTGAATCATTTGTAATGTGTTCGTCAAAAACATTCCACAATTCAGCTTTATTTTGTACTTGATTATCCTTTCGCTTTTTGCTTCGGTCTTTACTCATGTCTCTTCTTTCTTAATGGAAATATATTTTTAATACAATTCAATTTTATTTTAAAGTTAATTTTATATTTTGTATTATTAGTATATGGGAAATAGTATATCATCATATTCAAATTTTCAATTAGGTGGCTCAGACGATGATTCAAATACTAAAGAAGAAGAAATTATAACATTGAGCGACTCTTTGGATTTTATTGCTACTTATTACATCTTGACTATGAACTTCCAAAGTTTAAGACAATTAAATGACAAAAAATACTGCGCAGATTTGGTAGTCTTGACGTCTGACATTATTAATAAGTATTTTAGTGATTTAGAAGTAAAAAATCTGGCAGAGCGCGTTGAGTCGGGTAAACAAAAGCTGGTGTTTTTTAACAAGTCCGATGTTGAGAATCTTAATATTCCTGATTCGGAAATAAAAAGAGGTTATTGCAATGAAATTGCAAAATTCTACATTAAAATTGCACACGTTTTTGCCGCTATAGTTACTACAATCAATCCTGAATACACATATAAGGATGCCTTTGGAAACGTAGTTAAAAAGTCTTTGATGCAAAAAGACGCCATTCCTAATGGCGCCGACGTCAGTGTTTCTAAAATAAATTTGTGCAGCGAGAGAATTGATGCGTTGAAAGGAAAGGGTCTTGAAAGTGAAAACGAAGTCAAAGAAAAAATAGACGACGAAGATGAAAACAAAGTAGAAGAGATAGAAGTACAAAAAGGTGGCGAGGAAAAAATTACTATCCATCCAGAAATTTGTTCTGTAAATCTTGATAAAAATGGCGAAACAAATTATCTTAATGAGGAACCCGGAATCAATGAGCTTATTGATTTGTACTTTGATGGAGACTATGACTATAAAACCGGAAAATTTCTTGGCATGACTCCGGAAACTGAGAAAAAATTCCAAGAGGATTTAAAACGTTTTTATCTAGCGTTTACTGATAGTGATGACATGTCATCAGATATTAAAAAGTTTAGCGACATAAAATTGCGCGACTACAGTCAAAAGAAGTATTGCGAAACCCCTCAAAAAGCATTTACTGGAAGTTACAAAGATAAATTGTTTAATGATTACGCTAATAACTTGAAAAAGATGATTCAATCTGTGAATAAAAAACAAGACAATTTATTAGATATAATTAACAAGATATTTGTATATGTTTTGGATCCTATAACAAAAAAAGATGTTATCCGCGTTAATCCCGATTTAACAGAGGATGGTCTTCAAGATATAATAGATGAAACAAGAAATCTTATTGTTGAACTATATTTGAAATGCGAGGAGGATTTTGTGGAAGGAGTTAAAATTTACGAGGCCATTGTAGAGAGCCAAATATTTGAAACTACTCAAAAACACATAGATCAATTGGAGAAGGAACATGAAAAGCTAATTACGCCTTATATACCTAAACTACATCCTCCCGTTATAAGTGAAGTGCCGGCAGGTAAAATACCGCTTGCAAACTGAAGTAAATTGTTACTGTAAATATCATTTATTACACGAAATAATAAATAATAAATCTATTTGGCGCCACCTTTAAGTGAAGCGACTGTCGCCCTTTGGGGGGCTTAAAGGTGGTTAAGCTAAACATTTAAGCGCGGGCGCGGGAAGCGGCGGCAGAGGCCATGCGGGCGGCGGAGGCAGCGCGAGAAGCGGCGGCAGAGGCGCTGCGGGCGGCGGCAGCGGAACGGGAGGCGGAGCGACCACGAGCGGCAGAGGCAGCGCGAGAAGCGGCGGCAGAGGCCATGCGGGCAGCAGATGCAGTGCGAGAAGCCATGCGAGAAGCCATGCGGGAAGCAGAACGGGAAGCAGAACGGGATTTACCGCCCTTGCGGTGTTGACGACGATGGGTTTTTGCCATTTATATATATAT